AATGTCTTTCAGTTTCCTGTCCGCCTTGTCTATTGCGTCGAGCGCGCTCTGTGGTATTGTGAGTGCCGCTCCCAATGCTGATTGTGCCATATATGCCTTATTGTTTTTGTTATATTATCGGTATTCCCAAGTCGTTGAGATTTTTCAAGTTCTCCTCGCTGTCTATCACCGTGGCATCGTTGCCATGGTTTGGCTTCTGCGGCTTGTCGGGCAGATATTCAACCCTCGTGAAGTCCATTCCCGCGAGCCTGACCTGCGGGACGGTCATTCCCCATTTGTATTCATCTTGCGAGCACCAAGTGTTAGCCCTGAGAAAGTCTATCATCTGGCCATATTCCGTCCTTGAAGGGACAACTCTGCTGCTTGTCGTTTCCTCGTCAGCGTCTGGTTGCGGACGGTCTGAATCACATTGGTACTCGCGAAGAAAAAATCCACGTCAATGAGATTGAGTATCTCGACGAGCAGTGTCGCCCAATCCCTCACACCGTAGTCGCCCCATAACAGCTTGTCGTATACTTGCTGGAACTCATCGGAGAATATGCGCTTCTTGTCGTTCAATAGAGCCAGCGTGATGACTTTCGCCACCGACTTGATGTTTAGCGAGAACTCCTTTATCACGTCTCCCATTGACATTTTCTCCTTTTTCACCATCTTGCAAGCCTCCTCCGCTATGAGCCACATAGTACCCGGCTTTAGCGCGCGTATCTCCCATTCCGTGCCTTGCAGCTTGACAATCGTCGGAGTGTCGTTCATTATCCGCGCGAGTTTCTCCATCGCCTCGTCAGACAATGGGGATGATGGTGTCACGGCCTTCGCCTTGCCATCGTTCCTTGCCTCGCTTTCCCGTCCCTCCGCCTTCGCCTTGCTGTTCTTGGATTTTATTACTTTCACCATTTCCTTTCCCTTGATGACATGATTTTTTACTTCTTCAACTGCTTTATGGCACTCACGATACCCTTGTAATCCCTCGCTATCGCCTTTACCTTTTGGAAAGACATGGATATTACCCTGTATGACCTATGCAACCCAGCCGAACCTTGCTCCAGTACGTGGGCGTACGGCATTGAAGCCGCGATAGCCAAGTCAACTGCTCCAGTTGGCGAGTATTCGCCCTTGAGGTACTCCGTGATGGCCTGCCTTCCGCTAATCTTCTCTCCGTACCATGACTTGGGCGTTCTCGCAGATGGTGTGGAATGAAGGAATCCCATTTTCAGGAGTTTCCCGTCAACGTATATCCCATATCCATAGGAGTCGTACAGGTTGAGCGTCCTGTGCTGATAGTCTATCTCGCTGATGCACTCCTTCAAGATTCTGTCAGCGTCCTTCTCCATGGCATTTACTATCATTTCTATCGCCATTTGCCTCAATGTCTTGTCTGCCATATTTATATAGCCTCTTGATGATTACGCGTTAGAAAGAGAAGAGGGCGAACGGCATATTGTCGCCGCCGCCCTCTCGCTTGCTGTTATCCTGAATGCTCTCTTACCTCGATACTTATTGTTTACCAGCTCCACTTGACGCTGTCTGTGTCACCGGCAAGGTGTAGTTGGTGTCGATGTAAAACGGCACTTTCGCTGCCGCTCCGTTTACCGTCATGTCCGCAAGCTGCGCCGTGCCAGCCAATGTGACCTTTGCCAAGTTGGTGTTCAGAGACTCTATCGTAGTCTTGGAGTTGAGTTGCAGCTTCGGTACGATAAGGGCCTTGTTTGCCGTGCCATCCTGGAAGACAACCGCCACCTCCGCGTACATGTTCTTGTAGCCTGAAGGCGCGTAAACCTTGTTGTCGGATGTACCCTTTACGAATCCGCACAACGCCACGAGCACGTCGGCCTGCGTATCAGCCACCTCCGCCTCGAATTGATAGCTTCCCGTGGTCACGATGGACATGATAGGAGTGTCAGAGGTCTCTCGTTCTATATCAGTTGTACTGTTGTCATCCTGTGATATTTTTGTCGTGTCTCGCACCACGTCATCCAAGTCGTAGTAGTCATCTCCTGCCGCTCCTGCCGCGGTGTACGGTCTGACAATGATGTGCGTAGGCTTTGACAGCTTGACGGCGGTCGCTCCTGTAGAATGAACTGTTGTTGCCATAATCTTTATGAATTTTAAGTTGTTATCCTGTTGTGATTTTATTTCGAATGTCACTTGACGACAACGGAGACGGAAATCATGTTATAATGGAACTGCCTGTTGCTGTCATATCCACTGTCCCTGTATAGTTCTGACACCAAGAAGTCGTTGTCGTGAGAGTCCTTTATCATCCTGTCCAACGCTGCCTCCATCTTGTCGAGCCGCTTGACGTTCTTCCTTGTCGGCGTGCCTTTCGGTCTCGCGTATAGATAGATGTTGACATATCCGGATGAGAACGCGTTGTAATCAGTCTGTTGCCCGACATCCACGTTCACGAAATCCTCCCAGTCCTTGCCTGTCGTGGCTGGCAACTCGCCGACGAAGATGTTGCCGGAGACTCCGGCCTTGGTGAGTGCCATTGAAAAGAAGTTCTCGATGCGTGACAGTCTCCTGTTTTCCCTATCCATGTCTTCTCCTTGCGCTTGTTGATTATATGTCAGATCCCTTTATGTACACTTGGCATCCATGCATCTGCGTCGGGTAAACACCTATGACCATGCCGTCTACCGCCATGTTGAACATCGTCGCCCTGAATCTTACGCCCGGTTTCAGGTCGTCGGGGATGCTCTCCGTGTCGTCATCCGTCATTGGCATGGGGAAGTAGACCGTGTAGCCCATGGATATTACACCTGAGCTGAACTGCTTGTCAGTCTTCTGTATGTCGCAGACAGTGCGCAGTATAATAGTGTCTGGCCTGTCGCTTTCGGCAAGCAAGTTCCCATCATCCGGTATGATGTCTTCCCTTCGGTAGAACTCACCCTCGTATGGGTATTCCCTCAATGCGTTACGGTCGGTGTACATCGTCCTATCTATCTTTTTTTTCATTCCGTCTCGTCAACCCATCTCACCTCCCCACTGGCAGCGTTTAACGCCTGGAGCTTGTCATCCTCACCATACTTCCCGTAGAGCCGTTTCAATTCCGCCTTGATGCTTTGCAGCGCGGCCGCGGTTATGGTCTGCGCCCCAACCGTCAGCGTGTATGAGCCGTGCTGGTTCGTTACGGAAGCTGTCTGGTACACGCCATAGACAATCTTCTCGTACAACATCATCTTGCAACGGTCTTTCTGCTCTTCCGTGAGGTCGAGGTACTGCGTCACGTCCGCCACGCCACACTCCAACGCCACGTGAGCAAGAGCAGACTTGTCGAAGACGAAGTTGGTGATTCCGCTCAGGTAATCCAGTATGTCAAACTTAGAAACTGCCATGAGAGTAAAATGGGTTAATCGTTATCGTATGTCGCTTTTCGGTCAAGCCACCGCGCCTTCTCCGGCGACCTCTGTGTGTATAATCTCGTGGTTTGTGAACGAGATGAGGGCAGGTATGGCCGACATCATGACATCCGTGTGCCACTCCTTCAATCGGCCGTTGTCGGTCGTGGTGTTCATTGCCGTAACCAAACCGTTGAGCATGGTGGCGAAAGTGGTGTCAACCGTGCTTGCGCCATATCCGCCGCCAAACACGTCACGCTCCAGCACGTCCACGTACTTGAACTCCACCGCGTCTCCTGCTGGGCGTAGTACGACACGGTTGTCTGCCCAACCCTTCACGAGAGAGTCGGTCGAGCGAGTCTTGTTGCGTTCAGTCTCCACGACCACCTCGATAGGTGAGATGCCCTGTATGTCGGTGAACGAATCCAAGAACTGCTGGTTGGTGATAGGCATGCCCTCCACGTACCCGATGTAGTTTGCCTTACACCAAGTGACATAGAAGTCGCGTACCTCCTTGTTCTGCAAGAAGACATCGTTGTACATCTTCTTGGTCATCTTCCAGGTCAGAGGCCCGTCATATCCACCTCTCTTGTCCCTGTAAGCATCCTCCAGCTTGCGCATCTGCGTTAGTATTGCGCAGTCGGCATCAGTCCATGCCTTCGTGCCCGCCTTCTGGAAATTGTCCTTTGGAATGTGAGCGTCGTATAGCTTGGCGTATACGCCGGCACCGAGACCTGTGTAATCAATCTTGCCAGTGGTCTCCAGTTGCGCCGTGGTGTTGTTCAGCGTTGCCTTGGCTGAGCTCAGTCCCACGGCGAGGTAATCGCGAACCCAGCGCGCTATGATGCGGTCGGCGTTGCCAAACTGCGCGAGCATCTTCTCCTTGTAGATTCGCTGAGCCGCCGTCTCCACGAAGCCACGGCCTATGAAGTCGGGGATGGAAGCCGTGTACTCATCCTCACCGTTCGCGTCCATCTGGTGTGAGTCTCCCAGTGGTGCTCGCAAGTCCATGACAGGTGCCGCCTCCAGCTTGTATGAAGCCATGCGGAACGTAGCCGAGCCATCATCAGCAACGGGTGTTGGTGCGTCGGCTATATGTCCCTGCGTCAATGCCCATCCCTCGTTGGAGTTGAGGACTTCGGAGTTGTCAACAAGAGACTGGAACAGTTCACTGCCACCGTCTTTTGAGCGGAAGAGCGCGGCCCAGTCGGAGTTGTTAATATCAAATCTTTGCATATCCTGAATACTTTAATTTGTTACGAGAAATAAGTTTTGTTGCCCTACCTCTTGGCGTTGGTCAGTTGAACCAGAACCAAGACTTCACGCGGCTCTTGTTGAGTGCGAGAACGGCAGGCGGAAGAACCCCGATAGCCTTCAAGTCGATAACGGTATCCTCTTGCGCCAATGCTGGCGTGAACAGGTACTGCAAGCCGTCCAATCCTTCCATGTTGGCATCGTACAAGAAATCCATGTCCTTGTCGGCGTAGGCGTTTGGGTTCGTCACCATTGGTGAAACTGATGCCCCAGCCGCAGCAGCCTCCACAAGGACATCGCCCTTCTTTTGGGCTGTGCCGAGTGTGGCCGATACCGTCACCAGCCAGATATCGTCATTGCCCTCGGTTGTCTTCTCCACTTTCGTGACCGTCACACCAGTGGCCTTAGTCGTGAAGTCGGCCTGTCCCACCATGATGTTGTCTCCGACGAATGGAATGTGGTGATAGCCATCACGCACAAGCTTGTAAGTAGTATCAGTGTTTGTTGCGTCTTTCGCCAGCTCGTAGAACTTCAGGATCTTCACCTGCGCCCCGGTGTTCGCGTCTTGGTTTGGCGTATACTCGCACAAGTCTCCCGCGTAAATCTTCGCGCGTCCTGGGAATGGGTTTTTCAGCACTCCACCCGTAGTAGGATAGCAGAGCGCGTCCTTACTGCCCTTTACGAGCTTGACGAAGACATTTTTATGCCCCCCGATAGAGCCATGCGCCTGGATGAGGGTGCGGCCAGTGAATACCGCGCCTCCAGCAGCCTGTCTTAAATAAAAGTTGTCCATAATTTCCGATGTTTTGTTTAACTTTAAAATCCGCTTAGCGAGCCGCGTTAGCTTAGTTGAGCGAGCTTATGATTTTATTCACTCCCTTCCATCTGTCCGCGCCTGTCTTCCCGTTCCCGCTTCCCGCCCCCGCGCTTCCCGGCGTATTGTTTCCGCCCTTCGCGTGCGCGAGGTTATAGAAGTCCAGCGCGTCCGCGGTCTCCTTCTCAATATCCGTGTCCTTGGTGACTGCGAGCTTACTCATGTACTTCTCAGTCCATTTCTCATCTCGTATGCCTTTCTCCTTGAACTTTGACAAGAGCTCATTCCGTTTCTGTGAGACAAGCCTTGCGGCCTCGTGTTCGGCATCCTTCTTCTCCAGAGCCTCCAATCGTTCGAGAAGCCTCTTCTCAGTCTCCGAAGGCTCATGGGCTTCTTTGCCTTGCTTGTTAGGCTCAGGCTTGTTAGCTTCTGTTTTCTTGTCAGGATGCTCCTCTTTCCACTTCTTGATGAAATCGGCGTTGTCTTTCTCGTAATTGCCGTTAAGCGACACGTACTGAGGCAGGATTTTCCCGACCAAATCATCAAGTTCCGTCTCCTCGTTCACCAAAAGGTCATAGTGGGAATCACTAAGGCTCTTGATAGTCTTCTCACTGATGGAAAGGTGTTTCCCATTTTCCGTGAGTTTTGCTTTCAGGGCATCTAAAAGCTGTTGTTTCGTAAACTTCATTGTCAAAATAAATATTGGTTTTACGAGGACAAAGTTAGTTATATAAATTACTTATACATAGTATTTTATGTGCTTTATTTGCTATATGCCAAATAAATTGTTTGTAAATCTATTTTACTTCATGTCATTGAGTTATCTTTGCATAAGACAAATCATGAGCAACGAGAAAGACATAATCATCAGCCCACAGGAGGGGTTCCAGCAATCCTTCGCAAGCAGTAATGTTGATGTGGTTTTCGGAGGCGGAAATCTCGGGGGAGGCAAGAGTTATGCCCTTGTATTGGCCATGGCCGAGCCCCTGATGACCGACCCCGACTTCCGCGCCATGATTTCGCGTCGCTCGCTTGGCAACCAAAAGGCAGGTGGTGGCTTCGTGGAGAAGTTCAAGCAGATATTCGGCGCTGACTATATCAAGATAAAGGAAAGCGACTCCCCCCGTGTGTCGTTCCCCAATGGGACATTCGTGGACTTGACCTACCTTGACGATTCCAACATGGACAAGCTCAGGGAGCGCGCCAAGGGTTGGGAGTATGACTTCATAGCCATAGACGAGCTCACGGAGATGTCTTGGGAGGCGTTCTCCTACATCTCGACACGTAACCGTGGCCAGAGCAAGACCTTCACAGGCAAGTTTTTCGCCACGCTCAACCCCAAGCGCAGCCACTGGACGCGGGTATTCCTTGATTGGTACATCGGCTCTGACGGTTTTATCCGTCCTGACCGCAACGGTGTCGTGAGGTATTTTTACTGTGCCGGCTCATCCGTCAAGGATGTGGTGTGGGGCTCCACGAAAAAAGAGGTGTATGAGAAGTGCAAGATAGACATAGACCGCAAGCTAAAGGCCATAGGCGGGGGTTTCACCTATGATGCCATGATAAAGAGCTTCGTGTTCTACCTTGGCAAGATGGGTGACAACAAGAAGATGCTTGCCAACAACACCAAGTACGTTGGCTCGGTGGCCATGTCAGGCGGCAGGATGGCGAGAGCCCTGATGGAGGGCAACTTCAACGTTGACGCTGAGGAGGAGGAGAACGTCCCGATACCAAGCGAGGCCGCCCGTGACTGTTTCGTCAAAGACCCAGCCGTGAACGGTGACAAGTGGATAACCATAGACCTGGCCGACTATGGCAAGGACAACACTATCATGCTGTCCTGGAACGGCTTTCACGTGGTCAACAAGGAAATCATCATGCATGCCACCCCTCGGGAGAACGCCGAGAGAGCCAAGGTATTCGCCAGGAAAGAAGGCGTGGCCGAGAGCCACATCATATATGATGCCACGGCAGGGCGATATTTCAATGACTACGTGCCAGATGCCATACCTTACATCTCCGCCGCCAAGCCGATAGGCATCTATTACCTGTCGGCCGTGACTTTGAAAGACCTTTGCTATTTACGGTTGTGCTACATGATAAAGCGTGGGCAGCTCACTTTTGATGACAAGGTAGCCAGCTCCACCTATACGCACCAGAACCTCAAATACAAAGTGACGCTCCAAAACGAGTTCATGGAAGAGTGCTCCGTGGTGCAGTTTGACATAATGCAGAGCGGCAAGAAGAAACTTCGAAGCAAGAAAGAGATGAACCGCAACTTAGGCCATGGTCGCTCTATGGACTTGCTCGACCCATGCGCCATGCGCATGTATCCGTGCTTCAACATGGAGTACGGCAGCGAGCTTCAAGAGGGGTTCAAACTCGCCGAGGACGACTCCACCGCCACCAGGAGCCCTAATGCGCAGAGCATTTACGACGACACCCTTTGGTACTAAAATGACATACAGAGATGTTGAAGAAAGAAAACATAAGAACCGTACTCGACACGGTTCGCGTGGACTGGGACAGGTGTAGCGAGAAAGACATCGCTTTCGCCATACTTTGCGACACGCTGGAGGACAAGTCGCTTGCCTATCGCCTGGCCTACAAGAAGTCGGACAAGAACGCGAGCGACTTCTACAACACCCCACGCTTCAAGAAGCTGCTTGGCGTGCTCGAGCCCTTTGGAGTTGGCTCCGTGAACAACACGAGCATAACGAGAGAAGAGAACAAGAACGAGCTTCTCAAGATGCTTGACAGGATACAGGTGGCCCTCAACAACGGTGAGTTGGAACCCAAGGACGCGCTTAAGATGCAGACCGACATCCGCGTGAAACTGAACGACAAGTTCGAGATGGAGGAATCGCAAAGCCAAAAGCGCATCATAGTGGTGCCATCCAAGCACGACATCGTGTGTCCCCACACGAACAGGGAATGCACGTTCTGGCCGACCAAGCGAGCCTGCGTAAGGCATTTTGGCCTCCCTGACCCACAAGAAGGCAAGGGAACGAGAGAAGACAAATAGCAACCGCACAATATCGGTAATGACATGGGAAGAAGAAGACAGGACATAATAGAAGATTATTTGGCACATCCAGAGAAGCTGCTTTTGAAGAAGCCATTTCTCAGAGGCTCCACGACATTATCCATAAGAGACGCCTCTGACGGCAGCTCGATGAAGACGAACTGCACCCGTGAGGCAGTATTGCCAAGGATATACAAGACCGTGGTGTCCCAGGAGAGGTTTGCCCGTGAGCTTGACCCGAACTGCCACAGCGTGATTTTTGACGAGAACCTGCCATCCATCTGCGTGAAGGAGAAAGGCAGTGACAACTATCTCGAAATAAAGTTCAAGCGGTTCGGCATAGCATTGCAGCGCAGGATAGTGGAGAAGGCGACCCTGTGCCTTTGCGGTAACAAGAGAGTGCACATACTCCACGACCCGAATCCCAGCGAGGAGCTGAAGAGGAACTTCGCTGATTTCAAGTGGCACTGGGAGGCCACGAATCAAGATGGTGTGGAGACTCGTGCCGTCTCCATCCAGCAGTCGTATGGCGACGTAGGCTTGCTGGTATACATGAACGAGGCCAATGAGGTGAAGACCCGCCTTTTCTCTTACGCTGACGGCTACCAGGTCATATCCCACAGGGATGACAATGGCGAGCCGTTGATGGATTGCGTGTATTACCGCACGGAAGACGGTGTGAGGCACATAGACGCATACGATGACACGGAGCACTACCACTTCTCTGACAGCGTGCCCCTGGATGCCATCGCCGCTGCACAGGATGAAGCCACGAGCGCATGGCACCTGGATTACTCGGAAGTCCATGGGTTTTCCGAAAGCCCGCTTGTAACCAAGCGTGGTGACGTGCCATGGAACAACGTGCAGGACTTGATAGAGCTGTTCGAGATAATCTTCAACCTCTTTGCCGTGATACAGAAACGACACGGCTGGGGCATACTTTACATCAAGGGCAAGTTCAACGAGACCGCCAAGAAGATAGCCGGCTCCGTGATACTGAACGACACGAGCATAGACGGCAATGGCTCAGCTGAGTTCAAGGCTCCTCCGACCCCACAGAACATGCTTGACTTTCTCCAGTCCATCCTTGACCAGATAGAGATAGGCTGTGGCTGCACGTTCATCTTGCCGAAAGACGTGAAGTCGAGTGGTGACATAAGCGGCTTGGCCATACAGATGACACGCTCCTTGGACATTGAGCGTGCTTCGAGTGCCGTCATAGAATGGCAGAATTTCGTGTCGAAGCACTCACGCCTCTTCAAGGAAGGCCTTGCCAAGCAGCTTGTGGCGAGCGGTGAGAACCCGAATGCCATCACAGAGTTTGAGAGGATGAGGGTAAGCACGTCGTTCAAGCCTTGGCAACCGTTTGACGAGTCGGCTTACAACCAGATGCTCTGCACCCTGCATGGCAGCGGCCTCATATCGACCAAGACAGGCGTTGAGAAGAACACCGTGTCCACGCCTGACGAGGATGTGAGGCTGCAAAACGAGACGGCAAGCCCATCTGCTGCGGGACCCGCGGAAGACGATGACAACAATAACGATTAACTATCTGCCACATGGAAGCAAAGAAGCTGTTTATCAAGAGGAACGTGGACGGCAAGGCACAAGTCTTCCCGATTGGTGGGACTCCAGCCGTCGTTGGTGCTTTCACGTACACTGCCAAGCGCATGGGCGGTGCCCCGACCGTGACTGCCACCATATATTATCCAACCCCACTTGACAAGGAGTGGAAGCACGAGGAATATATCGAGCTCATGGGCGAGAAGTACTACGTCACGTCCATCCCGTCTTCCAGCAAGGACAACCAATCATCGCTTTACAAACATGACGTGACCTTCACCTCGAGGAGGGAGGTGCTGGACAACACTCTGTTCTTTGATGTCGTGTCAGGCAATGACGATGACACCAAGGGAGGCGACAAGTACCGTTCCAACCAGACGAAATTCACGTTTGGCGGGGACATTACGGAGTTCGTGTCTCGCATCAACAGCAGCATGAAATACTGTGGCGTGCCATACAGTGTCGTCATAGATGAGGGTTATGCCACGTCCGACGTGAAAGAAGTGTCCTTTGAAGACCAGTATGTCACCGAGGTATTGCAACTTATCAACACCACATACGAGTTGAGCTACTACTGGGTTGGGAACGTCTGTCACGTTGGCAAGGTACAAAACGACCTCACGGGCGAGCCCATAGAATATGGCAGGAATAACGCCTTGGTATCCGTGTCGAAAGAGAACAGCAACGCCAAGATTATAGACATGATTACCGGCTATGGCTCTTCCGACAACATACCTTATTATTACCCTAACGAGGATGAGTTTGGCGCGGCGGTGTTTGAGGCGAAAAACATAGGTAAAGACAAAGTGTCGATTGCCCTGTCCAAGTATTGGGGCGCCGTTGGCACTGAATACGGGAAAGAACTTACGCTTTACAAGGGCAAGGACGGCGGCGAATATAAAGGTGAGGTGCCCTTGTCGGATGCGAAAAGATACACGAGCGGGCATTCCTTTGACGTGACCGTTGACACACAGTGCGTCCTTAGCGTCGGCTACGAGTTGAGAATACTTGCCAAGAAGGGCATGAAACTCGACTTGACAAGTGCCGGGGTGAAGTACGCGTATAATGACTGGGCGAATAAATACCACGCTGGGCTTGTGTATGATTCAAAGGAAGTCGTCCGTGATTTCTACTTGAAGGACAACGTAAACCAGAGCCAAGAAGACATAAGCATATCCAAAGGGCAGGCCGTAGGCACGACAAGCACGTATGAGTTCAAGGAGGATGGAGACTATACATTACGCTTGGACTTTTCCTACTCTTACAAGAGCAAAAGCTGGAAAGACGCGCAAGGGGTGTACAATCACGCGAACGGAGACTATTTCGACATGAGCGTGCTTGGCTCTATAAAGTTCTCGTACAATCCCACATCTAAATATATATGGGTCTATGACGGAGAGAAAAGCGCATCCTATGAAAAATGCGGAATCGAGATAGACGGCTTGTCAAGCGCAACCGCAATATCGTTTGATTATAGCTTCGCCAAAGATGGAAACGGGGCGTACGCCTTTGACAAGATATTAGGGGATGCCACTGGGGACGCAGTTACCGTCACGGTGACAGGCCGCACATGGATACTCCCCTCGCAGAATCTCATGCCAAGCATATACCGCGAGAGCGGAGGCGCGGAAAGGTTCTATTATGCCAAGGATAACGCATACACCATTCCTGGCACTACGAGCAAGTATACGTTCAAGAATATTTACAGTCAAGACAGCCCACACCAAGGCAGCGTGGAATTCAGTGACATTAAGCCAACCATCAATGGCATCCGCAATGACGTGATACAGGAAGACGGCCTCGGGCAATTGTTCGGTGAGATAGCGGATGTGGTGTTTGACAGCAAGGACAGTGACTTAAAGGACAGTGACAGCAACTATATTCACTCCTACTTCTATATCAAGCTGCACAAGTTCAGTGGAGACTATGGATTTGACTTGTTTGCTCACGCCTTGGCAAGCGAGAGCGTGAAGCTGAACATGATTAAGAGCAATGGATGTCCAGCTTGTTCGTTCGAGATAGGACGTGTGTGGAGTGCCGACAAGAGCAAATGCTACAACTTGGTCAGTACAGACGGGAACGGGAACTTGAAATCCGTGAGCACCGACAAGAACGATTATATCCTTGATACCGACTCCGCGATGGCGGACACGCTGAACCAAGACACCACGCAGAAGGAAATCTGGATAGCGGTCAAGAAAGAGGACAGTACCCTTGGCATCGTCATGCCAAACGCCTCCGGCAACTTCAAGCCGCAAAAGGGTGACTTGTTCGTGCTCACGGGCATCAACCCGCCAAAGGTCCTCGTGACCGCGGCAGAGAAACGTCTTGACGAGGCTCTGATTAAGTATATGAACGAGAACAACGAAGACAAGTTCAACTTCACGATTAAGTTCTCGCGCATCTTCTTGCAGGAGAACCAAGCCTTCGCGAGCAAGCTCAACGAGAACAGCAAGGTAGCCATAAACTATGCCGGCGAGAAGCACAACTTCTTTGTCAGCAACTACACCGTGAAAACCGATACCGACGCTTTGGCCGAAATCGAGGTTGAGCTGACTGATTCGCTTGAAGTGTCTGACAGCGAGCTTAAAAAGACCATAGACGCTGTAAAGGGCGAGACCATTTCCCAGTTACGTGGCTTGGCAGGTGGAGGAGGCCTGGATGCCAACACGGCAGATAGATTGTATCTCTCGAAGACTGACGATGACACGGCTCAGGGGCTGATAACCTTCGCCAAGGGGCTGGTGAGCAAGGCGGTGGCGAAGATGGAACAGGGCGTGACGTTCGGGACGGGTGGATACAAGGTGGACGGCAGCGGTGACGCGACACTGGATGGCATTCGGTCGCTGGACTATGACAACGCCTCGGAGCAGGGGTTCTCGATAGAGAAGACTGCACAGGGGAGGTACCAGGCCTTCCTGACGAACCTGACGGTGTGGGGCAAGGCGGTGTTCAACGAGCTGGAGATAAGGAAGCTGAGCTACGCGGGTGGCAACGTGTACCTGAGCGGCGCGGGCAGCAAGATAGTGAAGGCCGTGCCGGTGAAGAAGGTGACGGATGCGGCAAGCGAAGCCGTGACGTGGGAGGCGTGCGCGGTTGATGACGCGGATTGCGCTGGATGGAAATGCTACCTGCCGGCCGACGACGGCACGACGGCGACGATGAACTACTGGCAGGAGGGCGACCAGGCGCGATGCCAGACCATGGGGGAGATAACCTCGGCAGGGAGCTATGAGGACGTGAGCAACAGGAGCTACTGGCGCACGATACCCGACGGTGGCGTGAGCGCGGCCAACGAGAAGATATACGGCACGAGGACGGAGACCTACACCGACGCCGACGGCAAGGAGCAGACACGCCAAACGCAGGTGGAGCTCTATGACGGGCAGCGGTTCGCGTGGATAGTGATAGGCAAGCACTCCACGGCCTTTGACGGCGTGACGGAAGGCGACACGGCCACGGCTGAGCTGCAGGACGCGCCACGGGCTGGCGACACCATCGTGCTGGACGGCAACAGGCACAGGGGCGCGAACGGAGCCTTCGACAAGACGGACAGGCAGAACGTGATCGTGCTGGAGACCACGGGCGACTACGCCCCGAGGATAGCGTGCTTCGCCAACGTGTCGGAATACAAGCACACGGTGACAAGGACGGTGGACGGCAAGGACGCTGAGGTGAGCCTGTCGGTCTTCGAGACATCTCCCAAGGGCGGCACGAAGATAAACTCCTCTCGCTTCGAGTGGACGGCCGACGACGGCTCGACGGTGAACATCATCAACTATCGTGGCGACTGGTCGGCATCGTCCACCTACAAGCGCAACGACCAGGTGAACCACCTGAACGCGGTGTGGGTGTGCGTGGCCAATAGCGGCGTGAGCGTGACGGAAGAGCCGAGCGACGGCTCAAGCTACTGGAAGAAGGTGCTCACGGGCGGCAAGGGCGAGAAAGGCGACAAGGGAGACCCCGGCACGCCTGGCACCGACGGCAAGGACGGCACCGACGGCAAGACCCCATACCTGCACGTGGCCTATGCCAAGCAGAAGGATGGGCAGGTGGGGTTCTCGTTCACCCCGAGTGACAACACGGTGTATGTCGGCACATACACGGACTACAACGAGGAGGCGTCCACAGACCCCACGAAATACAAGTGGGTGATGGTGAGGGGACTGAACGGCACGCCTGGCGCGGACGCGGTGGCGTATGGCTTGCAGGTGTCGCCATACTACCAGGCACTCGGCGGTAGCTCCTATGCCCCTGGGTTGCAGCTTGGCTTCATGAAGACGACGGGCACGAAGGTGGAGACGTTCACTGACGTGAGGAGCATGGGATGCGCGGTGGAGATATACGGCGACGAGACCTACTACGCCGACGCGAGCGGATACGTGAACGAGGGTCACGCGACGTTCCTCTACTCCTCTTACCCAATCGACGGCAAGACGCTGGAAGAGGCGAGCGTGATAAGCGTGAAGCTGTATCTCGACGGCACGGTGGTGGCCACTA